ATAACGGGAGATCTTATGGACCTCCCGAAATAGATTTTAGATCACCACCTTTAATTAATTGACTACGTATTGCCTTGTATTATCCTCTGTGTATTGTTCTACGAATGAATCGATCGTTGCTTTTTTGGCTTTTAATCTGCCAGCGACGTCGCTTCTCCCCCTTTTTCGCATTTTTTGTATAAAATGTCCGAGCTCTCTCGAATCGCGTTTTAGTTTTTCTATGTGGGAAGGAATCATGCATCTCTCCGTTAAGGTTGTAAGTTAAACAATCACATGATAAAATAAAGTGTAGTCGGTGGTTCTCCTAAGTAAAAAAGGCCTAGATCTGTCGGGTGATCTAAGCCTTTAAAGGTTGTTGATAGGGTGCAAGCCATACAAATATATTTATCTAACGATGAGTCCTGGGAACGCTTCTGCCACAAGTTTTTTCGTTACTCCTTTGTATACACCATCTAAAGTTTTGTCCTTCATATGGCATAACAACGGTATCTCTCTTGAATCTATACGATATAAAATATCGATAAACATCTTTTCTCTACGAACACGATTGACTTGTTCTCCTGGACCGCCTTTAACAAAGTATCTAAACTTCTTGGTCTCTGACATCAACCGAGTCTTGTCGTATAGTTTCTTTTCCTTCTCATCTACAGGAGGTACACCCTTTGGAAGGATAAATTCAATGGTATCGTCAAAAGCACCTTTCAATACATCGCGAAGTTCTAAGCAATTAAACTGTTTTAATAGTTCAAGCTTTTCTTTGCGTGATTCTGCTTTTCCAACTGCTTCAAGCATCTCGGTAACTAATAATTTTTTGGCCATTTTTTAAAACTCACTAATAGATTCGACTAACATTTTACAACGTTTCTTAATAAGATAATCAAGTATACGTGCTCTCGGTGCAACAGTTTGTGATTCATATGTAAACAAGATTGACTCTTTATAATCTTGAGGAATCATGTCTAAGTCAATCAATAATTTATTCCGTTGATAGTTCCTATATACCTCGTCATCCATCACTGATTTGATATCTTCGGCTTTTGTAAGCCAAGCATCAATCTTTTTCTTAGTGATTGGAGTTTGACGTAAACCATCGACAAAGGTATTATCAGGAGACAAAACATTAGGGATACCATCACCGCTATCACCACGAAGAACATGCTCAAATAAGTACATGTGAGGGTTTGGGTCGGTAACCATTTTCTTCTGGATTGGTGAGAACTGTTTGACATTTTTATATTTATGTAACTGTATAAAGTCTTTATCTGATGAGATAATCATTACAGGTTCATTCTTACCGAACTCTTGAGTATCCTTAACTAGTGTTGCTATCACGTCATCTGCCTCAATATGTTCGAGATGGATAACTTTATATGGGAAATTCTCTTTAATCTCTTCGCGAATCTGGTTTAGGTACTGAAAGAATAAGTTCCAATCCATACCGCTATCTTCACGAGCTTTCTTACGATGTGCTTTATATTGTGGGAAATAACCTTTTCTCCAAGATTTACCTCCGTCACAAGCAATAACGATTTCGCCGTACTCACCTTTAAATTTATGTGAATACATACGAATGGTGTTTAAGATCATGTGTCTTAAGAATTCTTCGCTAAGTTCAGCATTTGGCTGAGCATAGAAAGATGCAATGGAAATTTGTGAGTAATCAATAATAATCATAATGTATATTATACCACAGTTTTTGTCTGTTGTAAACCCTTAATGTGAGCTCTATGAACTTTAACCATTATCCAATCATTATAGTATTGGTCGCTGGTTAATACACCGCGAGTAAACTGTTCATGCGCCTCTAGATAATTACACTCACCTTTTCCTGCACATAAGTGAAGGATCTCTCGTTTATAATTATCTGCACCATTCTTTGCAAGTTCTTCAAGCAGCAATTTATTGGAACCAAAATAGGTTTTCCAATCTGATTCTACTTTCAACCGTTTTTTCTTACCTTTTACTTGTTTGGTCTTACTCGACCAAAACAGTTTCTTACCTATATACTGTTTGTTAGTTTTTAAATCAGTAATTAGGTAAACAAAACCGTATACTTCTTTATGTGTCTGTTCGCCTAGTTCGTAAGGCTTACCATTGTATATCCATGTCATCGTCGAATCCGCCATCCTTTAAAAGGTCTAGATCATCTTCTAGTTCCTCTTTTATATATGACGACCCACAGAACGGACAGTACTGTGGCTCTTCGACTACTGCATCGTAATCAAACTCTATGGTGGCTTCTACACCACATTCTTGGCATTCATGTGTCTTTTTTGTCATAGTTTTATTTGTGAGGTGATCTCGTTAAGAGCTACCCATTCTTTTAGTTTATCGAAACCACCAATCAATGTGTCTTGTTCATAGATTTGTGGGACTGATCTAAGACCTTGACCTACTAAGAAGTTTCTAGCATCAGCATCTTCTTCGATGTTAAGTGCTTTGTATTCAATGTTCTTAGAAGCTAGTAATGCTTTTGCCTGTTCACAGTAAGGGCAAACTGTTCTTGTGTACATAGTAATCATAATGAAAGTCCTTTTAATGAATCTGCTGTGGCATCTTGCTTAACACCACCAGTTATATATGAGGTGATCTCTGTCTCTTGTGGTGCAACTTGTACATTACCACCAGAGATCCACTTCTCTGTCCAAGGGAGTGGATTTGATTGTGAAACCGTGTATGGGCAGTGGTACCCTAATGCACGCATACGACGACAACCAATCCACTCGACGTAATCGGCTAATAATTTCTCATTCAAACCAATCATCGAGCCATCTTTAAACAAATACTTAGACCATTCTTTTTCTTGTTCGATCGCTGACTTAAACATGCCTTCGATCTCGTCAACTGTTTCTTCGCGAAGTTTAGCAAAGTCTTTATCATCTTTGATAAGATGTTTGATAATAGAAGTACTTGCTGCTAAGTGTACATTCTCATCACGAGCGATGAACTTAATAATCTTTGCGTTACCTTCCATCTTCTTGAGTTCTGCAAATGCCCAAGAACATGCGAAGGAAACATAGAACCTAATCCCCTCGAGTATGTATACACTCATCAGACATAGGAATAACCTTCTCTTCAGTTCGTATAGATTTATCTCTACTTCTTTGCCATTGATGTTGTGCTTCCCTATCCCTAGTATTTCGTATAGCTTGCTGTAAGAAATGAAATTGTCGTAGTGTATCGAAATGTCGTGGGCACAATCTAATATCTCCTTAACGGTTTTGATTTCATCGAAGACTTTACTTGGGTTTGCATACACATTACGAATGATATGAGTGTATGAACGTGAATGAATCGTTTCAAAGAACGCCCACGTTTCAACCATTACTTCTAATTCAGGTACTGATGCAACTGGTAGGAATGCTAGGTTAGGAGACCTACCTTGTACTGAGTCTAATAATATTTGTCGTTTTAAGTTTGATGTAAAGATGTGTTGTTCAAAATCATTTAGATCATTGAAGTCTTTGCGATCGCTAGAAAGATCTACTTCCTCTGGTCTCCAAAAGAAACCCAATTGTTTATCTGTAATCTTTTCAAACTGTGTGTATCTTACTGTATCATATCTTGCTATATCTACTGATTCTCCAAAAAACATAGGAGATTCGAGGTGACTCTTTGACTTCAACTTAAATACTGACATTTACCATTTCCCTAAAGGACATTTTTCATTAGGAGCCAGCACCTTAAAGAATAAGATGCATCCGCACTCCTTACATTTTTCAACTTTTAATAGATCGGTCTTGCGAGGACATGTCTTACATATCTCATACCTCGCAAGGGCTTTTTCTTTTAAATCTTGCAACTTTCACAGTCCTCATCTTCGCCTTCAACAGGTTGAGCGAGCTGTTCTTCAATTGCTTTAAAATCTTTTTCATGCAATTCACCAGCACCGTCGTAGGTGTTGAAGTAATATAGTTGCTTACCGCCATACTTATAGAACATGACTAGATGTTTAATCATATCAGCCATAGAGACTTTATGATCTTCATAGTTTTCTGGGTTGTATGATGTATTTACAGAGATACCTTGATCGATATACTTCTGTAAGACTGCACAGATCTTTAAGTAACCTTCAGGCGACTTATGATCCCACAATAAATCATATTGATGTTTCAACTTATGATAACCTGGAACGACTTGAGCCATCACGCCGTCTTTAGATTGTTTGAATGAAACTAAAGCACGCGGTGGCTCAATACCATTTGTTGAGTTACTGATCTGAGCAGACGTTTCTGCTGGCATCAATGCCATTAGAGTCGAGTTACGAATACCAAAGTGAATTAAGTTTTGACGCAACTCAAACCAATCCATACGTTCAACGTGTGGTACTAGTTCATCTACTTCTTTCTTATATGTATCATTTGGAGTTTTTCCAAGTGAGTACTTAGTCTGATAAGATTTAGGACATGCACCTTTTTCTTTTGCAAGATCGTTAGATGCTTTAATCAAGTAATATGACCACGCTTCTGCGTATTCGTCGATTACAGGTAATGCTGCATCATCATACTTTAGTCCACGTTTTGCGAGGAAGTATGCGAGGTTGATGATTCCGACACCAAGAGGGCGGCGATCCTTTGTGGATTTTTCGGCCGCACGTACGGGATACCATTGGTAGTCGAGCAACGAATCCAAGGCTCTGACTGTAAGATCACAGTATCTTTCGAATTCTCTTGGTTCGTTGATGAGGCCCCAGTTAATGGCCGACAAAGTGCACAAACTAATTTCTCCATCTTGATCCTCTGCTGAAGTTAAAGGTTTAGTAGGTAAATCGATCTCACAACATAAATTAGACATTCTAATTGGTGCCTGTTCAGGCAAGAATGCACCATGACTATTTGCATGGTCAACGTTCATTAGATAGATTCGTCCAGTATCCTTGCGCTCACTCATAAACTGTGTGAACACTTCCATTGCTGTTAGGACTTTCTTACGAATACCTTCTTTTGCCTCGTAGTGGGCATATAACTCTTTAAACTTGTCCTGATCTGCATAGAATGCATCGTAAAGATCAGGTACTTCATCAGGGGAAAACAATGTAATGTTACCACCAGTCAATAGACGTTCATACATCGTCTTATTAAACTGGAAGCAGTAATCCATATGACGTACTCGTGTTTCTTCTGTACCTTTATTGTTCTTTAGAACGATAAGGTTCTCAAACTCGAGATGCCAAATTGGAAGATAAACAGTTGCAGCACCACCACGTACACCACCTTGTGAACATGATTTGACTGCAGCTTGGAAATATTTTAGGAAAGGGATAAGCCCCGTGTGAATAACGGAACCATCACCAATACGACTGCCGAGAGCACGAATGCTACCAGCGCCGATCCCAATGCCAGCCTTTTTAGAAATGTATCTGACAATGGAAGTTGTCGTCGAATTGATCGAGTCCAAAGAATCATCAGACTCAATAAGCACACAGCTTGAAAACTGACGAGTAGGCGTACGAACTCCAGCCATGATTGGGGTAGGTAAGCTAATATAAAATTGAGAAATTGCATCGTAATACTCCTTAACATATTTCATGCGAACATCTCTAGGATAGCTCATGAAAAGGTTCATTGAGATTAACATGTACAATATCTGCGGTGTTTCATATGGAACTTTAGTAAGACGATCTTGGACTAGATACTTACCACGGAATTGTTCCATCCCGACATATGTAAAGTCATTGTCTCTATCATGCTTGATATGTTTGTCAAGCTGATCGAACTCATATTCAGTATACTCGCTCAAAACCTGACCATCATACACACCACGCATAACATTCTGTGTCGTGATAGAGATCAATGACCAAGGTTCATATTGATTGTACACTTGTTTGCGCAGCTTATAGTTAACCAAACGCGCTGCGACTGACTGATAGTTTGGTGTTTGTTCGCTGATAAGTTCAGCTGAGGACTTAATCAACAACTCATGGATATCCGATGTAGCCATACCATCATTGATTTGGATATTTGCTTTTAGTTCGATCTCACTGATCGAGATACCATTAATACCTTCTGTTGCCCATTCTAATACCTTATGGATCTTATTCACATCAAACGGTTCTTGTACGCCGTCTCTTTTAGTTACATTTATATTATGCATTATTATTTAAAACTCCGATAAACAGAAGAATATTATACCATGCCTGCTATTTTTTGTACATAGCTGGCACCATTATTTTTTTATTGCGGGGATGATACTACGGATTAAGCTTTTTCTGCTCGCTAACCCACTCTTGAAGAGCTTTAAGTTGCTCTCTTATTTCCCAGCAGGTTCCGTAGTTTTGGACGACGGTTGTTGTGGCGTCAGAGAGTTTAATGTCGCTGGCTCTCGCATCAGTAGCTCTGGTGGAGTCGGGAAGCTCGTTTTTTGCGGCAGCATCGTGGAGCACGACGAAAGAAGTAGGCAACTCGCACCTAGCATCAGACTCTTTATTAATGTATTTGACAATTTCATTTCCCTTTTGCTTAACAACTTGTATCCTATCTATATATTTAGTTACGACTTTCGTCGAGACTTTTTCTGATTTAGCTTTAAGTTCTGCTATCTCAGCATTAGTCTTAGCAACCTTGAGTTGCCATGAAGCCTCGTTTGCAAGGCCTCCACATAGGAATACGCTGATTAATAATGATACAAACGATAATAGTTGGATAGGCAATGCATACTTGCCTATAAATGGTATTACTTTAAAGAATGTCGCTGCGACCAAAGCAACAAAACTGGCGAGTGCCAGTCCATAGAAAATCCAGTCAGGTAAGAATGATAGTAACCACATAATTTTTTCCTTAAAATTCTATTTATGCACCGCGAATCATACAACCGCTGAAGTATGAAATGGTTGATCCAGCTGTAGTAGTTTTGTCACCACCACTAGTTTGTTGAATCCTAATATCAAAGTTATCTGTAGTTCCATTAGCATATGCAATATCAGATACTTGCATTGAATAGAAGCTAGCTCCTTGCTCTGTACCTGATTGGTTATTACCTCGGGCATATTCGCTACCGTTTTTATAAAGAACAAGCATACATTCACCAGTACTTGCACCTCCGCTTATACGTACAGTAGCATTAAACTGATAGTAACCTTCTACGTTAGGTGTAAATGTACTGCTAGCAAAACAACCATCGGTGTCAAAGTTTTCTGTACCGAATGTTACTTTCTGTTGGCTACCTGATGTAATTTGTTGTCCAGTAGCTACATACGCTCTAAACGATGGACCATTAACTGCTTTCTTACCGTTGACACGATAATCGCCGCTAACACTTAAATAACCAGCATCGCTTAAACTTAATAGAGTTGCGCTGTATGCACTATTGATAATCTCTACTGTACCTGTACTAGTTAAACGGAATGTCTTGTTCGGATTAGTAACACCGCTTGTAGTATTGGTTGCTTTGAAGAAGTCGAAGTATCCAGTGCCGCCTTGTGTGTCTTTACCAGTCGTTGTTATTGCAGAACCAGTTGTTGTAGCAGGAGTGTAGGTTACTGATAGACTTGATAATGTACCAACAGAAGTTAAACTTGATGATACGATTCCAGTTGCAAGAGATGTTCCTGTTAAATCAGAACCTGCGCCGCTGAATAGTGTTGGTTTGTTTGTAAGATCTGTGTATGATCCACTGAATAGTGTTGGTTTGTTTGTAAGATCTGCGTATGATCCGCTGAATAATGAAGGTTTATTAGTTAGATCATTATATGAACCAGAGAATAAAGTTGGCTTATCTGTTAAGTTTGTGTAGCTATATGTTCCAGTCCAAGCTGTTGATTGTAAACTATTGTCTGGGAATTTAATATAACCATCATAAGTGAAATACCAACTTTGAGTTGACCCAAAACCTGGGAGCCCAGTTGTAGCATTAATAGTAACAGCATTAGTGCCACTACTGGTACTCGCAACCACGTTAGCACTAAACGCATCGCCAGGAGATGGGGTTGGGTTCACAGCATAGATATCAGGTATTGTGATATCAGCAGTACCATTAAACGACACACCATTAATTGTGCGAGCATTATGAAGTCTATCTGCAGTGGCAGCGTTGCCAGAAATATTTTCAGCAGCAATAATATTAGCAACTGGTGTTACAGTAACAATAGCGGATGGAATGTGTGGTCCAGGAGCAACAGAACTGTTGGCATCAATAACAATATTTGTGTTATCGGTTGACCACATAAGTTCAAGATAATCACCTGCATCGACTGGAACAACAAAGTTCCATGCAGCAACAATGTATGGGCTATTCGTGATAACATCAACTCGAGTATTCGTATCTGGAATAGCAGTACCGTTTTGTGCTAACCAAATTTGAACTGTTGTTCCATTGCCACCACCACCTTGATTGTGAAATTGGAAAGAGAACTGAACATTATAAACACCACCATTTGCAATAATGATATGTGAATTTGTAGCACCAATTAAAATACCATTAGCACCAAAAGTGGTATTGTTAAATTTAACTGGAGTAGCAGTATTAATCGCGCTACATACTTGGTCAGTAGTATCATAAGCAGAAAGATAATAACCAGTATTTCCTCCTGAAGATGTAGTATCATCAGATCCATTTACCCAAACGTGATCTACTGCATCATATTTTAATACCTGATTATTCAGTGGATTTGTAATAACTACATCAGTTAAACTATTCAACGTATCTGGAATAGTTGGCTTGTTCTTAATGTAATCTAGTGCTGTATTAGTTGCTTGATTCCAGTCAGACTGAATCTGAGCAGCTGGAATTGTTGGCTTATCAGTTAAATCATTATAAGAACCTGAGAATAGTGTTGGTAGATTATCTAAATCATTATAGTCACCACTAAACAATGATGGCTTATTCTTAATGAAACTTGGTTCTGTATTATCTGATTGCGTCCAATCAGATTGCACTTGTGGTGCACCACCTCCAGATAATGTAGTAAACTGAAACTTCTGTGTAGTCTCGTTATAGTTTAGATACTTACCATCACCAATTGTTGAACGATCAACGTCATCTAAGAATCTTAAACGTGTTTCACCACCACCAGGATCTTGTCCCATTGGACGCAGAGCCATGTCGCTTAATCTTCTTTCAAATGCATTTAACCTATCGGTAACTGCTTTGATGTTTGGATCTAGCTGTGGCTTATTTGTTTTTGGTTTTGTTAGAGAAGGAGGCTTGATCGTCTCGATCACTTCTTTGATAAGAGGCTTCTCTTCTGGTTGAGGAATAACTTCTTCCTCTTTTTGGATTGATTCTAAGAAACTATCTAGTGCAGATACATCACCTAAGAATGCAGTAGGAGAGATATCAGCTTTAGGCTGTGTGATAGTTTGTTCAATAGTTATGTCAATAGGTTCATCAGATAAGTTCTTTAAGAACTCATCTAACAACTGTGCTTCACTTACTACTTCGAGCTTGTTGTCTTTGCCAACTACGATCTGTGGTTCTTCTTTTAACCACTTAACTTTTTTCTTCTGACGAGGATGTAGCTTGTCATCATCCTTGACAAATTCTTTTAGTGATCGTACTTCACTCTTTGGTCCAAATACAGTTTGCGACATTATTAAGATTCTTCATATTTAAGTAACCGCATTACACTGACCCGTATGTTTCTAATTTGCCTAGTACCAGCCATGTAGATCCAGTTCTGATCAATGTAAATGTAACCACATTCTTTTTATTGGCTGTACCAGATGGTAATGAGGATCCAAGCCAATTAACTGTTTGAGTTGTTCCATCTATTTTTACAGCATCTGGTATATATGGTGTTGATCCTTGTGCAAGAATTAATGTACAAGTTATACTTCGCTCATTATTTGTTGGAACATTAGTAAAGTTTGGTGTAAAGTTCTGTGAAATTGAACTGTGATACCAAGTAGTTGCAGTCCTTATATCATGTACAACTGTTAAATCCGCTCCGCTCTTTGTTCTTATAGAGTTTACTAATGGACCATGTACTGTTAGACCTTCAAACTCAGCATTACTTAGTTTGGTATTATCAGCTAAGATTACTGGTCCACTGCCAATCGATGTATAAAAGCTTGTTACTGTTGGAGATGCAGGATTGGAAGAATATGTTTCATATGCACTTCCGCCTTGATCGAATGCGGATGTAGAGAATGCGTATTCAGCAATAGCATTAATCTGTTGGATCCACATTGTATATGTTGTGTTTGGTAATAATGTATAGTTAGTAGTAGACAATAAATTTACACCAAGCGCATTAACTATAACCGCGTTTGGACCAAAGTGACCATAGGCAACATGATCTGCTGTGATAGCAGTCTGCGAAGCTGTCCATGTTGAGCCTACTTGTATAGCAAACCATGCTCTGTTATCAGTACTAATATATTTTGTTAAATACAATGCACTAATTGGATCATCACCAGTTGTAAACGTTACAAAGTTCTTAGCTGTGCCAGGTACTGTTACGCCATCTAAGTAACCATGTATGGTTAATCGCGGTGCACCTGATGCACTACCTGTACCTAATACACTATCGCCATTCTCGTCAAGGATATCACCACCTGCAGGTAGAGTTAAAATACCTGCAGAATCGAAGTTCCAAGTTGATGATAACACATTAACTGATACTTCATTACCAGCAGAGATGTTTAATTTTTGTACATCAGCTGGATCATTAGCAATTTCTGGTGCACCTACTGCCTCACCAAGAATAATCTTGCCGTGCTCAGCAATATAAAGTTCTGCTCCATCATTGCCTTCTCTATATACAAACTGCGGAACAGTATTTTGTTCTTGATTAACATAGATGTTTACATCTTGATTAGTCTTAAGACTAATAGATCTGTTACTATCTTTTGTAGATTGTATTGTGAAGTCATCACCAAATGTACTTTGAGTAATGTTATCTCCAGAACTAAATACAACCTTCTTAATTGTTTTTTGTAGAATAGTCATGTTTAAACTTCTTCATGTTCTTGAGATACAAACTGTTTGAATTTAGGTAATGGTTTACGGCGTAATGGTTGACTCATCATCTTAACCTTTTTACCAGCATCACCTGCAAATCCTGCGATCTTACCATCACCGGCATTATTAGCAGGTACAGCACCTTCGCCTTCTTCTTGTACAACTTCTTCTTTAGTTAGACGATTAAATGCACGATCTAAACCTTGTTTACGATTTTTACCAAGATCTTTTTCAAGTCTATTATACATGTTTGGTTTAATGCCGACTTTTTTAACATGTTGTTGGTTTACTTTGGCATAATAATTGCCAGCTAATTCTTTAGAGATCTCATCAATCTGTTCTGATTTTTCTTGTACAACTGATTCGTGTACCATGCCAACGTGATGTGCATCATGTACCTTCCAACCCTTCTTAGCGAAGTGTTTCTTACCACGTGCAATAGCTTCATCTTTATTATCTGTATGATGTGTTACACGTACAAATTTCTGTTGAGTCTCATCACGCTTAGTTACAGCAGGATGGTCTGGATCTGATACTGTTACAGCGATACGATGGATATGTGGAGCCGGTGCAATTGGTGCGCTCTCTTTAACTTCTTTCTTTTCAGCTTCTTTACGTTTTTGCGAAGTAGGGATCTGTGATTGCCCAGTTGCAAACTTATTAGCTGTTTCTCTGTTCTTAAAGAATGTAGCAAGTGTCTTATGTGCTGTAGATTCAGTCTGCATTACTCTGCGTTTCATAACACCTTGCATGTAACCATTCTCGTATTGGAAATATTCTTCAGTACCTTCTGCGTATGGATTCTTCTTAGGTTCTTCTTGCTGACCTGACCAGAAAGCTTTAGTAAAGCACTCTGTATCTTCATTAAGGATTGAACCCCAATCAAGAACATTTTCTTTAAATGCTTTGAAGTGTGTAGGTTTTAATTGGATTGAACCACCATCGTGGTCAATAGTGTATGTCTTTGTATCACCAGCCCAACGTTTACGAATCTCACCGACATGACCAGTTTTACCAACAACGTCTTTAGGACCTTTATGAATGATAACCTTATCACCAATCTTATGAGCTTCTTCTAACTCAACTTCTTCCATTTGATATTGACCATGTTTTTTTAGATCATTATCAAATTGTTTTGTCGTAGCTTTATTAATACCTTTAAAGCGTTTATCACCTTTAGCATAGTTGCCAGAAGCATCGGCTTCTCTTGCAGAAGTAGCAGCTTTAGTCTTATAAGCTGCTAACAAATCTGTCGACAATTCATTGATTTCAACTGATTCTTTTTTGTATTTAGTATACTCTTTATCTAAATCTAAGCGTCTTTGCTGTACAGCCTTTTGGTCTACATCTTTATTTAAAGATAGATCATGCAATGCTTTACGTTTAGCTTGGTAATCTTTATGTGGATCTTGTGGATTTAATACTGACTCTAAAATTGTATGTCCTTTTAACACGTCTTCGATCCATTCTTTTTGTGGTTTAGCATCTAAGTCATGATGAGATTTGTCTGCATCTTTTAAACCCATGACAACTAATGCACCATACTTACGCTTACCGTTTTTATCTTTGCTACGTGCTTTCATGCGTGCACGCAATGTTGCCTTACCATTTAATTCTGGTGAACCCAATCCAGCAGCATCATTTCCTGTATGATAGAAACCATGACCGCCGATTTGGATGTAATCTGTCTTGCGATCTTTGCCGTAGTGTGCTTTGATTGGTTCAGCGTCGTGGTGTGTATGATACACATTACCCATCTGCAAATCTTTTTCATAGTCACCGCTTGGTTTACCCCAATGTTTGTTAACTTTCTTAAGGAAACCAGAATCTGTAATAGATTTAGCAGTGTGCGGATACTTTTCTTTAGATCTATCTGAGATATCCCATTTTTTACCATCATGTTTTAGTTCGATCTGACCGAACATTGCTTTATGATCTGCTTTAATCTCTAAGTTATGTTCTTTTTTGTTATGTTTGAACTTAGCATCAGGTGCATCAGCTGAAGAACCAGCAGTCTTTGAATGTTTATCAGCAAGACCATGTTTCTTTAGTGTATCGTTGACTTTCTTTTCATAGTCAAAACCACCTTGACCTGTAGCCTCTGCAACTAGTTGAGTTAAGTCAATCTGTTCTTTAACATTACCTGTTGATAAACCAGTATCGTGATGTGCACCGCCAGCAGTTGACGTATTAGCATTAGCTCTTCCATGATTTGTTGCTGTATCACGTTGTTTTTGAGCGTTCAAAATCTGGTCTTTCTTTGCTTTAAGCATATCAGCTTGTTTCTTAACTTGATCCGCAGAAGCAGCTACCTGATC